TACTGATCTTCAAGCTTCAGGCCGAGCGACGTGCCGCACTTGCGTGCGATGTACGCCTCTGCAGTTCCAATGCCGCCGATGCCCATTGAATCCTGCAAGAATTCAACGGATGCAGTCGTAGCACAGACGTACTTGAATGGCGTGATGTTGATCTGCGTGCTAAACGTTGGATCCGATGCTGTGATTGTTCCGGCTTCAGCAACAAGATTGGAAGTTGGCAGCGCGTTTTCAAGCGCAATCTTGCGATCGCTGTCGATCGAGTTGATGACTGCGAGCTGACGCATCACGCTGACCTGTTGGAGCTTCTCGACAATGCGGCGTTCCATATCGACTGGCACTGCGGCGTTGCTTGTGCCCGTGGTTAGCGCGCGGAATTCCTGCTGATTTCCCGTCGCAACTGCGTTCCACCACCGGCGCGAGTAGTCGGCACTCTCGCGAGTGAGCAAGCCACTGCCTGCAGCCAGGCGGCTCTCATGCTGTGGGATCGCGAGCGCTGATTGCTTCGCTGCAGCCTTGTTCTGACGAACCTCGACTTCCATCGCAGCCTCGATGCGTTGAAGATCTGCCTCCATGCGATCGGCCTTCTCGCGGAGCTCGGCTGCGGCCTTGGTGTCGAAGGTGTGCGTCGGTTGATTGGTTGCAGCTTCCCAACGGTCGAGAGTACTGCGAAGTTCGTGAAGGGCTTCCCCACGCTGTTGAATCAATGTTTTCATAACGTTACATCCAAGTTCGTCGGCGAAGTGCAATTTGCCGAAGTGCGATCTCTGCTTCGGCAACGTGCCTCAGCGCTGAGTGTGTATTGGGGTAGGCAGCGTCTTGCACGATGCTGATTTCCGTGAGCCGAGCAGACTGAATCGATCGTTTGTTTCCTGTCCATACATCCTTCTCGACGAAGAACCCGAAGGACATCTCGCCAGTCAAGTCGCCGCGCTCCAAGAGCGCGCGCACGTCGCGGCCATCTGATGTATCAGGTAGCGATGCGTCGAACTTCAAGCCACGCTCATCCTGCGTGAGCTTCAGGGTTCCGGACTTCGTGCGCGCGAGCGGCATGCGCGAGTCGTGGTTGTAGAAAAGCTTTACGTCTGCGGTGTCAAGCGCGCCAAACGCACCGCGCTCGATCTTCTCCGTGAACTTTCGCCCCACCTCGAAAATGTCGCGAGACTCCGAATCCCATAGCACTGCGTAGCCGGTGAGGTTGTTGCCATTCTGAAAACTGCTTGACTGAATGGCGCGAGTACATTCGCTCATGTGAAATCCCCGATCGCGTTTGCTGATGTGTCTGTACCGATGTTCGATGCCCCGCCGCCTGCGCCCATGTTGAGCGCAAGCGTCGGCGCATCAAGGCCAGCAAGTGGAGGTAAATCAAGGCGCGCGCGCGCCTCGTTGCGTGTGATGACTCCACTTTCTACGCCCGTTCTGAGCGCGGCCATCGTTTCCGCAAGGCTTGGTTTTGTCAGCTGATCAAGATCCCACGTCATCACGTCGCCTGGTGATCCAAGCTTCGCGACGATTTCGGCCTGCCAAGTGGCGCACCAGTGCGCGATGCAGCCGTCTACATACATTCGCGAGAGCCATTCCATCGTGCCGTATGCGCTCGATGCATGCTCCGAGAGATAGGACACCGGCACGCCGTAGAGTCGCGAGACATCCGCGATGGAGTAGCGTCGGGCTTCGGCAAGCCCAGTATCGTCAAGCGTCGATGAGATCCGCTCGACCTTCATACCTTCAGCGAGCACGACTGGCTTGCCGGTGTTGACTGTTCCGGCGTGGTTGTTCGCGTAGTCCTGCATGATCCGCTGTCGAGCTTCGGGCGACAGTGGGCCAGGATGAATAAGCGCTACCTTTGGATTCGCGGCGTTGCGGTACGCCTCCAGCGCCATGTTTTCTTGTGCCGCCATGATGCTCATGGACACCGAGCACAGCCGGATAGGGGATTCACCCCAAAGCCCGTTGTATCCAGGGGTGCGAAGATGCAGCACACTGGACAATGGGAGCGTGCCGTAGCTTGAAGTCTTGTAGACCGGATCGGCTCCGGTCAGATCGAGCGTTACGCTCTCAGGATCGAGGGGGAGGAGTTCGAGGAACTCCCCGCCGCGCGTGCGATTGATCAGCGCGAAGGCGTTGCCGTAGAGCAGCGCCTGCATTGTCATGCTGCGCCGGAACTCGAAAGCGCTCTGCCATCGGTTCGGATACTTCCACAGCGCTTCGGCTGAAGCGCTCGACACCTCGGAACTCACGCGCGCGATGTCGTTGCTGATGAGTGTGGTAGCTCTCCACACTGGCGTGTATCGCAGCGCCGATGTGCCGGACAAAATAGGCACAGCCGTGTTGCCCATAGTCATGATCGTTGAAGACCATGGCGCAAACCAATTCGAAAAGATGGATCGAAGTGCGAGCACTGTGCACCCATCTTTGATGGGTACGCGCAGGAGTCAATGCTTCCACCTTACATCCGCACTACTTGATAGGTTTGGTTCTATTCTTCGTAGCAGCTCGCGGCCTTGCCGCCCCATGCATGGATCGCCATGATCGACGCTACGAGCGGGTCGAGGATGCAGGTCACGCGATTCTTCACCGGTCGCACGTTGCCGTTTCTATCTCGCTGCGCGATCGCTTCGCGAGCGCTCGCGCGTAGCACATGATCGCTCGCACACATGAGCTTCTGCCCTGCCCATAGGTTTTGAAACAGCTGCGCGCCGCGCGCGAACGTCGCGACACCCATTGAATACTCGACGATTGGAAGCCCGTCGCGCTGCAGTACTTCAGCCAAGTACTTGCTGCCCCATGCGTCGTAAGCGATGGCGCGCACGTCGTAGCGCTTGCCGAGTTCGTTCACGCATTCTCGGATTGCCTCGTAGTCCACCTCTCGCCCTGGCGTGAGCGTGAGCCGATTCTCCGCAGCCCACCGGCGAATGGGTAGCCGGTAGTCCAGCTCGCGCTGTGCGACATCCGCAGACGGCCACCAGTAATGCCCCTGCAGGTGTACTGATCCGTCGGGTGCAGGCCAAGCCACCATTAGCGCGCTCATGTCAAGACTCTTCGAGAGATCCAATCCGATCCACACCGCTCCACCTTCGGGGATCTCGGCATCAATGCCGCTCCATAGTTGCATGTCCAACCACGCTCCGCTGCCCTCGGTCTGTCGAGCCAAGTGGTAGCGCACGAACTCGTTGCGCCCTTGTGGTGTGCGTCGCATTGTCGCCCATGCCCGACGCACAGAGGTATGGTCTGGCTGTCCGAGCGCCATGCCGGGGTTCGCCTTCGGCCAACATCCCTCATCCTCTGGCGTGTCGCTGCCATCAATGCCGTACAGCGCATAGAACGCCGAGTCATCTTCGGCTTCACCTTTAAGCACGGCATGCCCCATACCAATCATCTCCGCGAACAGGTTGTCCGGATTGTCGCCTGGCGTGCTGATGATCACGCCCAATGTTTCCTTACGCTTCGCGCCCGTCGTGAGCAGTTTCGTAAGGAACCTGCCACGGAACTCTGCTGCCTCATCCGCAATCCACAGCGACGGGTTGAGCCCGTCTAGGTTTTTCTCGAGCGCCGGCAGCGCTGTGAACTCGCAGTCGGCAGTCTTCCGTAGCACTCGATCCGGATTGGTGCGTACTTCGAGATCCCACTGGTTGTCATCCGGCATCGTGATGACCATCTGGCGAGCACTCGACACCGTGAGCATGGCTTGCCGTTCGCCGTTCGCGAGCGCATGCACTCGCCTGCCTTCCCCAAGAGTCAGATCGTAAAGCCCAAGCGCCGCCATCATGGTGGTCTTTCCATTTCCGCGACCCACCTGCACGATGGCAAGCTTTATGCGTCGCGCACCATCCGCAGTCCACCGCCAGCCGTACAGATTCGCCGCTACCCACAACTGCCAGGGATGCAGTTGAAACTTCGCTCGACTCCACTCATGCAGCAGATCGAGCGACGCGACGAATGTGCGGAGCCTCTCCACCTCCTCCCAATCCATGTACAGATCTTCGCGCTGCAGATCGCGCTCCCACCGCTGGCAAGCAGCGAACACCCAAGCGCCGGTAGAGATCTCACCGCTGAGCA